AAATTTAACCTTATGGCCCGCGGCCTTGATGTGTCGAGTAATCGTATGCAGAAAGTCGCAAAAACGCAAATTAAAGATACTCTGTTCGGATAGGAGGGATTTGAATGATTGATTATGTGGATCCAGTCCCTCCTGTCCTGAAGTTTTTCAACCTATACATGCCGGATGTGCCGTCTTATGGGATCTCGATCCCTGCAACGGCTAAGCTGCCCGTATTGCTTATTCGGAATGCAGGGGGTAGCAATTATACCAGATTGCAATTATTAGCCCGTGCTGACAGTCCTGTACAGGCTACGCAGGTACTTATTAGGGCAATGAATACATTAGAGCGATATGCCGGCAATATTCAGGGGCTAGCCGTTACTTGGTGCCAACATGAAAGCTCTCCAATCGCGGATACAGACGAGGACACGAATAAGTCGGAGTCATGGTGTTATATGGCTCTTTACAATTTAGAAGCATAGGAGGAAATAGCATGGCAAATTTTCAAAAGATTAATAGCAAACAAGCCTCCATTTATGGCGGACCGGGGCGGTTGCTAGTTGCTCCATATGGGATGGCAAGACCAGAAAAATTATCAGACATTATCGATCTTACAACATATGAAGCGAAGAACGGATGGCGTGATGTCGGTGCGACGAATGATGGAATTGCGGTCTCCCGTGGGTTTGACACGGATGATATCGAAGTTGACCAGTCCACCGAACCGGTTGACCAAGTCATTACGGGGTTTACAAGTTCTCTCTCCACTAATCTTGCAGAGCCGACGATTGATAATCGGCAATTGACGTGGATCGGCAGCCAAATCACGGATGTTCCTCCTGTATTGGGTCAGTCTACCACATTATCAAATCCTGTTGCTGCTGGAGCTACAGTGCTGACCGTTGCTGCAGTTACCGGATTTACAGCTAATGGATACTTAAAACTTGGTGACGAAGTGAAAAAGATTGCTGCAGTAGATGCTGCGAATACAAAGATCACTTTAAAAGATCCTCTGACAGCAGATCACGAAGCTGGTGCAGAAGTATCACCAGTAACAGAATTGGGCTATAAAAAAATGAGTTACGGTGCACCTTCTGAGGTTCCAGCATTTATGGTTGCATTGTTATCTCTCAAAAAAGACGGAACATTATATGGCATTGTTTTTTACAATTGCAAAGTAAGTGGGGACGACTCGGAAACTACCTTTGAAAAAGGGCAAAGATTATTACCTCTGCAGATGAATGCCCACACAGTAGACGATCTGCCGGAAGATCAAAATGTCATGATTGAATTTGAACAGGTGATCTAAGGGGGATATGATTAATGGCAAAGAAAACAATTGAATCGTTGGATTTAGAACCAAAAATCATTGGATCCGTTGAGCTTAGTGACGGATCCTCTTTTAATATTCCGAAACTGACTAACAAAAGACTGCTTCAGGCCGCCCGGTTTTTAGTAACGGACGGCATGGAAATTTATTCGGCTATTGGCGAAAACCTGGATAATATGTCCGAGGCAGCACTTGTTGTGCAGGCACTTGATGGATTGGAAGACGAACAGATCATGAAGCTACTCACAATTTTGTTTGATGTCCCAGCTGAGGAAGCACTGGAAATGAGTCCAATTGATACGATCTTAATTGTTACAAAATATCTGGAATTAGTAGACTTTAAAAAGGCTTTTACGGCGGTCCGGAAGCTGACGCAGATGTTCAAGCCAGCAGCGTAAATTCCGGACAAAAAAATTCATTCTTCGACGAGATAGAAATCTTTTTTCAAAACATGGTTGAAATGCTAGAAGTTGTCTCTTCACACTTCGGGTACACGGAAGAATACGTGCTTGACAGGACGCTACCGTGGCTGAAAAGAAAGTACCAGCAGGCCAGTAGAGAAAAATACGAACAGCGGCAGATCATAAGTGAGGAAACCATGCGGGGCGTTCTGGCCGCGGTAACTAACCTATTTGGCGGGAAAAATGTCGAAAAGATTTTGTTGCCGGCATATGAAGAGGAGACGAACGAAAATATAAAATCCACCGATGAATGGGTCGCTACACAGTGGTGGAAACCAAAGCCTGCGAGTTAGGCTTTTTTTATTTTGCATAGATGGGAGGTGGGATTATGGCAAATAATGTCGGCTCGGCTAATGTTGAGATCAGCGTGGATGACAGCAGGGCGAGAGGCAAAATAAAAAGCTTTTTCAGCTTTTTAAAAAGCACTACCAAAATTGCCGGTGGTGTGGCAGCTGGGATCGGGATTTTCGAAGGAATTTCTTCTGCGATCCAAGGCGCCGGCAAATCCACAATCGGTGCCAACGCCGACATGGAAACGTATTTGAATACGCTCACCGTTGTGATGAAAAGCCACAAGAAGGCTGCTCAAACGTTAGCTTGGGCCAAAGACTTTGCTAACAAAACACCTTTCGAGACGGATGAAATTGTAGATGCTACGGCAAAACTGCAGTCGTATGGACTTAATGCCAAAAAGATTCTGCCGCAGGTTGGCGATATGTCAGCAGTAATGGGCAAAAGCCTTGATCAGGGCGTCGAGGCCATTGCGGATGCTCAAACCGGAGAATTGGAGCGCCTTAAAGAGTTCGGCATCACTAAAGATATGATCGTAAAGCAGGCTCAGGATATGCGCCTGGGCATGGTCGTTAACAACAAGGGGCAAATCACAGACCAGCAGAATTTTAACAAAGCCTTATTTGCGTTGATGAAAGAGCGCTACAGTGGCGGCATGAAGATGCAGTCGCAGACATGGAAAGGGATGTTGTCCAACATCCGTGGCTTTATGTCCACAGCCATGCAGGAACTATCTAAACCTGTTTTTCAAAAGCTGGAAAATGGATTGCGAAAGATCATGCCACTCTTTGATGGTCTGACCGGGTTAATGAACGGCGATACAAAAGCCTTTGCTGATTCATTGAACAAAGTTTTTGGAGAATCCGCCGGCCAGAAAATCTTTACCTTTTTTGGCTACATGAAACGTGGTGCTGATTCTGCCAGGCAGGCACTAGGGACATTTAAGAAATTTGTTTCCGGTGTTTTTGCTATTTTTACCGGCGACACTGGAAAGGGAGTATCAATTTTATCACGGCTCGGATTAACGCCGGATCAGATAGCTTTGGTCGTAAGTGCGGTAAATGTCATAAAATCTGCAATTTCTGGATTTATTGCTTTTACAATCGCAAGATTCCAGGCAGTAAAGTCTTTTATTATTGGACTGATTAGCTTTTTGATGCCGTACATTCAGCCGGCTCTAATGGCGGTATTTGGCTTTATCAAGTCCATAATTAGCCAAATACAAACGTTTTGGCAGCAAAACGGTGCTATGATCATGCAGGCCGTCCGAAATGTAATGACCGTTATTGTGGGCATTATCAAGTTTTTCATGCCGATAATCGCGGTAATCGTGCGGCAAGTCTGGGGAAACGTGAAGGGTGTTATTCAAGGTGCATTAAACATCATTCTTGGCTTAATAAAGATTTTTGCAGGTCTCTTTACCGGAAACTGGTCGAAAATGTGGGAAGGCGTCAAGCAGCTTGTCAAAGGCGCAGCACAGTTTATCTGGAACTTAATCAATCTAATGTTTTTGGGCCGGATAATCAAGACCGCCAAAGGATTTATAAACGGTTTCAAGGCTATCTTTTCCGGTGGATTAAATGCGGTTAAGGGATTCTTTTCCAATTTCAGGACGAATATTACTAATATAATAAGTAAGACAATAAACTGGGTCGTAAGCTTTACAAAGAACGGCTTCACAAGAATGAAAAATGGTATAGGCTCGATCATGAGTGGAGCCAAAAACCTAGTCTCAAAAGCCTTTTCTAGCATGGTTAGTGGTGCCAAGGCTTTGCCGGGGAAAATTGGATCCGGAATCAAGTCGATGGCCGGAAAAGCACTAAGCGGAATCAATCATTTGCGAAATAAAATGATTGACGGCTTGGCTTTTGGCGTTAATGGCGTCATTTCCGGGATCAATTGGGTTTTGGACAAAGTCGGTGTCAAAAAGAGACTGAAAAAATGGACACCACCTGCATATGCAAAAGGCACCGGCGGTCATCCAGGCGGCCCAGCAATCGTAGGAGACGGTGGAAAGAGGGAACTTATCCGTACACCAGATGGGAAGCTGATGCTGTCTCCTAATACAGACACGATGGTAAATCTCCCGAAAGGTTCGGAAGTATTGGATGGCAATACAACTGAAAAAGTATTGTCTGGAAAGCTTCCGTTCTACAAAAAAGGAATTGTCGGGAGCGCATTTTCTTGGATAAAAGACACAGCCCTGGATATTTGGGACTATGCATCGCACCCAGGTAAGTTGTTAAATAAGCTTTTGGATAAAGCGGGCGTAAAATTGCCGGATATTCCTGGTGCTTTCGGATCCATAATGAAAGGTGGATTTTCGCTCGTAAAAAATAAGGCTGCCAACTTTATTAAAAATAAGATGGCAGTCGCTGGTGATCCGCCGGGTAAAGGTGTAAAACGCTGGACAGCAACCGTTAAAAAGGCATTATCAATGAATGGATTGCCGACGACAGCGGAATATGTAAACGCATGGTTGCGGCAGATCCAAACCGAATCAGGTGGTAATGCTAAGGCTGTGCAGCACGGGTACACTGACATTAACACGCTAACTGGCAACCTTGCCCGTGGCCTCGTCCAGGTAATTCCGCCGACGTTCCGGGCTTTT